AATAAAAGACGTGAAAGATAGCATCCACGTCAAAACACTTTTTTACATCTATCCTCTCAAACCCTTGATATATCTACGTTACAACCTATGCAACAGGATTATGGTCTCCACATGCGCCGTAAATTGAAACGAATCAAAACACTTTTATTTTTCATTATTTATCATAATTTTGTATTATCTCATGTAACCGCAAATCCTTGCACTATCAGCATTTTTCGGAAACGGTTTTACTATTTTTTACTATGTATATTTTATAATAAAATTATTTTACGCTGTTTTGGGTGGAAACAGGGTGGAAATGCCACCCTGTTATTTTTCTTCATTAAGTTTTTCTAATGGCTTTATATTAGATGGGTCAGTTAAGTCATAGTTTTCATATTTTTTAAGAAATTCAAGTAATGCTGAACGTGTCACCTTCATACTTCCAAGTTTTAAAGCTGGAAGTAAACCTGTTCTTATAAGGTCATAGACATAATTTGTGTTGCACTTTATCAATTCAGCAACTTCACTGACCGTATATAAAATATCATGCGATTCAGCATTATAAACCACCGTTACATTTTGCGGCTTTTCATTTAATAGGTTGTGCCTTTTCAACTCGTTAATGATTGCATCTGCAATTTGTTTTTCATCTATTTTTATTTCCATGTTCATTAGCATCAGTTCCTTTCTATTCGCTTTTATTAAGGCAATGTAATACAATCATACCCCCAAGCACAAACAACCCCTTAAAAGCTAAATATAAGCTTTTAAAGGTGTTTGAAATTAACTTTTCAATAATTGTATCATAAATTTGAACACCCTTGAACCATTTTTATCCATGGGTGTTCTTTGCTCTATCTTATAATTGATTATTTAGTTGCCCAATTGAACATGGTATTGATGAAATTAAGCATTTCAAGCCTGGTCACTTCACCATCAGGATTGAATTGGTCATTGTATTCAAACCAGCGGTAAGATATAGCAGTGTTGAGTGCATCCCTTGCCCAATGCCTGGTGATTATCTTCCATTCAGAATTGGGTTTAGCAAACTTTGCCAAGATGGACACCATTTCACCCCAAGTGACATTCTTGTCAGGGTTAAATTTCCCATCAGCACCCACTGAAATCAAACCTGCATTTGCCATGCTGCTGACCGCTTCATTGTACCAAGCATTAGATGCAACATCCTTGAAGCTGTTCTTTTCAGAATAAACAGCAGCCTTACTTTCAGGGGTTAGCAGTCTATACACAATTTGGACAAGCTGCGCCCTTGTTACAGTGTCTTTATTACCCAATAAACCATCAGCATATCCAAGCAAATATTCTGTTTTTGTGGTGTCCAAAACTGCTTTCCCATAGGATAAAACAACAAGGGTCTTGGTTTCTGGTTTAACCACTGTTGTGACAGTTGGTGATGAATGGTGTGAATGACTGCTTCCACCGCTACTTGGATTTGAAGAAGGTGGTGTGACTGGTTCAGGGTCAGGCTGTGGTTGTGGGTCAGGTGTTGGTTCAGTGGGGGTCACTGGTTCTTCAGGTTCAGGAATATATTCTTCAACCTTGTAAGTTTTTCCATTTGTTAAACCAAGTATTTCAGTTCCAAGAAGTGCTTCAGCTTCTGATTCATTGGCTGTCAGTGTACCATCAGATTTCACATAGCTTATAACATCATCTACTGTGACTTTGTAATACTTTCCTGATTCAAGCCCTGATATTTTCCCATCTCCTGCTGTCCCCAGGGAAGCTGAATCAAGGATAACCGCAGGGGGTAAAAGAATATCATAGTCAAGTCTTAAATACTGTGAATATGGCTGTCCATCAGTATAATCAGTAACCCAAGCTGTCGGAATAATACCTTCATCAGCAAACAATTCAATGAATGTTTCTATGGGTTCTAAAGTTTGCATCCATCCTGTACTTGCAATATCTGCACCACCAAGGGATGTTGTATTGTTATATATCTTTGTTCCTGAAATTATTAATGCACCATCATTCGCAACACCACCGCCATAATCACCTGCTGTATTTCCTGTTATGACACTGGATATTATGTTTACAGTTGAACTATTTATACAATTAAAGATTGCACCGCCTTTTGAAACAGCATTGCCATTTCTTAATACGCAGTTTTCCAAAGTCACATTTCCTGAACCGCTTATTGCCATATGACCGCCTGCTGTTGCTCTGTTATTATCAAATAGGCAATTAGTGAAAATAAGGTTTCCACCTGATACATACAAAGCACCACCTGAACCAGTTGACACATTATTGATGAAATCAATATTTTCAAAATTAACATTAGAATAAACTATAAATAAAGGGTGATTTGCTTCAAGATTATTCCCATCAAAAGTAATGTTTTGAACCCGCATATTAAAATCTAAGCCGCCTAATTGAAAATATGCAGAAGGATTCATTCTTATGATGGTAACATGCTTGTCTGGACTGCCAATCACTACATTAGATTCAATTTCAAGGGTAGCTGTTAAACCAATGACATCACCATCTGCTGCTGCATCAATTGCAGTTTGTAAGTCTGCCAGTGTGCTTACTTCAACAGTGGGTGAAGTTGCATATGCTTGGGGTGCATGGAATAAAACCATAACTGTAACCAAGCACAATGCCAATAGGAACTTGGGAAATAGGTTTGTGTGTTTTTTGTTCATCTTGTGAACCTCCTAAAATAATATTTGACAGTCATGCTGCCATATCAATATTATAATTTGACTTGTTCACAATTCGTTTGTTCAGCAAAAGAAAAAAAGCCCCTGAACCGAAGTCCAGGGGTCATTTTTATTAGGTCTTTTTACTTTTTCACATACTTTTCAAACCACTGTTTATAAGTGATGTTAGAAGGAACATAATAAACTTTTCCATCAGCCCCCCTTGCAATACGTTCTGAATAATCATCTTCAAAATATGGACAAGTTACAGTGCGACAATACACATGAAAAGGCGGTGCTGTCACCCCAATTTCAAATGCTGACATAGGAAACACCTTCCCATCTAATTCTTGGCATATCTCACTTGTACGATTATCCAAAGTTGCCACAATTTCAAACCTTTCAACATCCATGGCATTAAAAGCATCCCTTTGTGATGCAGAAGCAAAGAAGGCTGATTCAGTTGTTATCAGTCTTGCTGCTTTATTTTTGCTCACATTGAATTGTGTAGCAATGTTTTTAATTGCCTTATCAGGGGAATCCCCCCTTATAATGCTTTGTGTAAGCTGCGTATGTACTGAATTTATAAGCTGCTGCTTATTAGTCCATATTCTGTCACTGAAAGTTTTTCCATCCGCAGTCCAAGGCTTTGATATAACCGCTGAAATTTGATTTTCATTTATTGGTTGCAAATCCCAACCAATATTAAAACCTTTTTGAATCTCATAAGCAGTATGGTAGTAACCTTCTGAATAGATATTCCTTAATAAACTATCAAGTTCATCAATTTGGTTTCCAAAAAGGATTTCTGCTTGTTGTTGAATTTGCAGTTTTAAAGCTTCCAGCCTGGAAACATGAACCCTTGCTGAAGCATTTTCAAGTTCTTTCATCCATTGCTGGTTCAAAGCATTTTCTTCACCATACTTAATGTATTCTTTAACATCCCACCTGAATTCAGCAAGTTCCCTTGTAGTCAACATTCTTTTAGCTTCAGTTAATGATATTTCATTATTAACTGCAAACCTTATATACCATTTTGAAATTTCTTTTTCAACATTGGATATTGCAAGTCTGAACTGCTTTTCCAGTTCCATATAATAAGCTTGTCCTTTTTGAAGTTGGGCAGCTTCAAGCATTTCAAAACGCTTTTTCCAATACTCACTATTCTTCATTAGTTTTCACCGCCTTCATCCGTTTGCTGCATAGGATTGAAAGCATTGGCATATTCATCCATCATTGAATTTTTCTTTTCTTCTTCAATTCGTTTCAACTCTTTTTCAATATCAGAAGTCCAAGGATGCTGTGAAATGATAGTTTCATTTGAAAGAATACCAACTGATTTTTTGCAATTATCAATTGTTTCAGATTCATTGATAAGAATATCCCTGTTGAAGATAACAGTTACATTTTCATTGCTAAAATCACCCTGTCCAGTATTGGCAAGATGGGTATTCACAAACCAAAGCAATTCTTCAAAGGAAGCTTGGTATTCAGTTTCCATTCCGTTTGCATCCAGGTCAATATCTGAATACATGGATTGAATATTCATTTGGTTTGGATTACCTGACATTCTGTCATCCTTGGCATCATAACCCCTTGCATTTTCAATCAATGCTTTCTTAAACAATTCCAGAATTGCTTTGTAATTATCAGCATTAACTTCAATTGTCAGGGTATCAACTCCACCATCAGCACCTTCAACAGTTCTGACCTTAACAGCACCATAGGTTGCCAGGTTATGCCTGAATTCAGCAAGGTTTGTTCCATCCATATTCTTAATAACAAGAATGGTGTTCCTTGTATCTTCCTGCATGTTATTTTGGAAATCTGAAAGAATAGTATTTATTCCATCTTGCAATGATTTTACTCGTTTAATTAAAGGCAATTCTTTGTTATTGTATTTAAAAGCAATCAATGGAATTCTGCCCCAATTGTATTCTTCAGAATTACCTTCTTCATCTTCAATGGTTATATAATTGCTTGATGGGTTTTCAACATCAGGAACAAGGTTAGTGTTTTGAAGAATAAACCGTTGAACCCCATTGACAGTGTATACTTCAACTTTTTCAATTACTCTTTCAGAACTGCCTTCATAAGCATCAACTTCATACAACCTTACTGCAACATCAAGAATAGTGTGTTCAGCATCAGCCCAAAATGGAAGGATTTCATAAGGCTCAAACTTCTTGAAACAAAGTTCACCTTGGTCATTATAATAAGGATGCAGCCATCCAATGCCACCATTCAATGAATCTTCACCCAGGTTCTTCAATGTTCTATGAAATTTCTTGTTAAATACCTTCTTCAGTGCAGCTTCATATTGTTTGTTTTCAGTGCTGAAGGTTAAAGGCTTTCCAAGAAGATAATTCACCTTTTGGTCAACCATCTTTGCATACTGATTATCGACAATCTTGTTATTTGGCAGGTTTTCAACTTCCTGAAGCAATCCATCTTTACCAATAACGGTTCTTTTGCGGGTAAGAATATCATGTTCACCTTGGTAATACTTTTCACCAATAATCATTGCTTTTCTTTTCGGTGAACGTTTCCATTTAGCAATTTCACGTTCAAGAAATTGCTTGTCTGTCATCCTTGTATTTGAAAACTGTTTAATAATGTTGTTTATTCTTGCCATTTCACTTAATATATTTAGCATTATTGCATACCCCTTTCTTAATCAAAACTGAACCTGCTGCCTTGACCAATCTTTTCTGCAATACCAGTTGTTGCATCAGGCGCATCATCATGAAGGTTCTTACCTTCCTTTTGGTATTTGGTCATAGCCGCATAGTATTCAGGGAATCTGTCATTCCAATTAACAGGAAAATAAATATGATTCATAACCCAGGTTGAATTGGAAAGTATTCTTGCTTGTTTATTCTTAGATTGATGGAATGGGTTAATCTGTGTTTTATTACTGTGATACTTTTCTTTCAGTATCCTTTCAATTGCTCTTGCGAACCCACGACCACCATTATTTGATTCAATATCAGCAACATTCACACCATCTTCATAAATCATCTTGGCTGTTGCTGGTTCAGTGATTTCCATTCCATCCTTGGTATAAAGAACATTAAGCACATAGGCTTCATTGTTATAAACACCATAGTTGATGGAACACAAGTAATCTTCACCAGTATCAGCAGTATCAGTGTAATTTCTGATTTCAGTAAATAAAAGGTTGCCTTTTTCATCCATTGGCAACTTCTTGTATGTCTTAAAGCTGGTGTAAAGCTTGCCTTTTATATCAATGGGTTCTTGTTGATAGTTTGCTGATGCTATATCCAAACCCATTGCCTTAATCTTGGCTTGGTATGACTTATAGGAAAGCACTTCAGGGCATAACATTGAACCATCATCCTGTAAGGCTTTCATGGTAATGTGCTTTATTTTTGCACCTTGTTCCTTGTAATGTTCTAAAGCCCTTCCAGCCAAATCACCAGTTGCCCACCTGGTCATGATAATGATGATTTTCCCGCCTTCTTCAAGCCTGGAAAGCATAGTATTTGTGAACCAATCCCAATGCTTTTGAAGAACTTCTTCATTGTAGGCTTCCTGTGCGTTCTTAATAAGGTCATCAATAATCATCAAAGTACAACCAAAACCTGTTGCAGTACCAGTTGGAGAAGTTGCCAAGTAATTGTTGTATCCACCTTCTAAACTCCAAAGGTTCATTGCCCCATCACCTTGTTTAATCTTGGTGTCAGGGAAAACATCAGAATAAGTTGGTTTTAATTCATCAACCTTTTCTTCCTGGATGCTGTTTCTGACATTCTTTGAAAACATGGTTGAAAGGGTTTCATTATATGAACCAGTCATAATTTTTTCATTCTTGTTTTTACCAAGAACCCATTCAACAAATAACCCCGCTGTTCTTGACTTCCCATGTCTTGGCGGCATGTTCACAACAAGAACTTCATTATCACTTTCATAAAAGGATTGGAATTCATTGCATAAGTCAAATAAATACTTTCTTTCAGGCTTATAAAAAGCAGGTGCTTTTAAACTGCAATAATAGTAAAATTCACGTCTTGCAAGTGTTATATGGGAAAATAGTTTCAGCAGCTTATTGTTCATATAAATGCACCCCCCTTCCATAAGAAAACCCATGAAATCAATTCATGGGTTTAAATTCTATCCAGCACTATGAACTTTTGACCACCTTGAACCCTTAATAGAATCACTTTTTCATCAACTTTCAGCCCTTGCTTAATTCTGAATGTCTTTGTTCCTTTATAGGCATGGTTATGACTTGAAAAGGAACTGTCACCACTTCCACCGCTGGTATATTCTGTTTCATGGTCAACAACCATTTCCACATCATAATCTTTAACATTATTTGTTAATATCAAGAATGATTCATCTAATGTCAATTTTTGCTCTATATTTATCATCAAAGGGGATGTGCTGACAACATTTCCAAACATAATTGCACAAGGATTTGATGCTCTAACAGCATCAAGGGCAGCACGTTTAATTGTTTCAATCATGTTCATTATAAATGCACCCCTTCACCGACAAATTCTTCATATTTTTCATAAAGCTTTTCTTCAAGCTTATTAACAACACCATCAATATCCATTTCTGAATTTATATTGTTATGGTTTGTCATTTCAATCTTGAATTCAGCAGTTGTAAAACGGTTAATCACTTCTTGTTCTGCCAGGTCACGAAGATATTTAAGTTCTTCAGAAGTTGTGTCCATAGAATCTTTCATTGATGCAGTATTGGATGCTGTATCACCAACACCTTTATAAATGCCATCAAGATTATTACCTAAATTAAAAGCATCAAGATTTTTTGAAGCATCACCAAAAATTTTTCCAATATCTAAATTGTTTTCAAAGCTTTCACCAGCTTTATAACCTGTATTCCAAGCAGAACCATATTCAAATCTATTTAAGTACAATGAACTTGTATCCATTCTTGGAACTTTTATTTCAGCTTCACCAACTAAATCATTAACAGCCCCCTGAAGTCCACTTCTCCAACCACTTACTGCACCAGCAAGATTTGAACCAAATATTGCATCAATAGCTTTTGCAATTCCCTGAAGAATTCCAAGAACTGCATCAGCCATTCCAGCAAACAAGCGAACAATAGAACCTATTGGGTCATTGAAAACATTGGCAAGGAATTCTGCAACTGATGCAATAACATTCCAAATGGCAGCCACCACATCAACAATTAAATTCCACAAACCAACAAACAGGTTACCAATAAAAGCAAGTGCAACCATGAACGCACCAGCTATAATTCCAGTTGCGCTGATTGATGTACCAGCAAACTTATTTATTGCACCAATAGCTGCATAAAATAGCACAACCAAAGCAATAATCAATATGATAATCCAAGTCAAAGGGCAAGCATATAAAGCCGCATTTAAACCATACTGTGCCGCTGTATAAGAAAATG